CGCGATGAGGTATTAAGACTAACTCAAGTATCCGGCCTTGCTGGGTTATTTGCAGATCGTGATTTTTCAGAAGCATGGGAGGCAGAGCATCTTGAGGACGCAGAAGGAACCGACGCCATCGACGCCGCCTGATTGGGAGATATGGCACCCATATTGGCTATGGGAAGAATTTCCTAACAACATGTGGGGGAGTGTTAAAGATAGGAAGTCATGGCTTGAGAGGGCAATTGAATTCACGGGTGATCATGTCTTGTATGGCTCATGGATGATGCGGGTCGCAAATGAATGGAAGTTCTCATGCGAACAGAACCTGACAAAGCGCGACATGAACATGAAGGCCTGGATTGGTCATGCAGCGGTTGCAATGGCCATACAGTGCCCAGAAGACATCGTTAGAGAGGCTTGGGGCTATCTGACGAAAGAACAGCAAGACATGGCGAACGATGCCGCTCAAAGGGCAATCGATTATTGGAAGGAAAGACAATGCCAAAAAGAGGATTAGGAATTGATGTGCTGACTGCTGCAAAGCAGCGCATTAGCTGGACGTTTGATGAATTCGAGCGCATCTATTGCAGTTTTTCTGCTGGCAAAGATAGCGGCGTAATGACGCATCTTGTTTGCGAAGAAGCGAGGAAGAGAGGCCGAAAGATTGGTTTGTTCTTTCTCGATTGGGAGGCTCAATTCTCACTTACGATTGATTTTGCGAAAAGTATTTATGCTGAATATGCTGATTGCATTGAGCCGTACTGGATGGCACTTCCAATAAAGACTTGGAATGCAGTATCAAACTATGAACCAGAATGGACGGCGTGGGATGAGTCAAAGCGCAATATCTGGGTTCGTCAGCCAGAAGAAATAAGCATTACTGATACCTCAAAAGTGCCATTCTGGTATGAAGGTATCATGTTTGAGGAATTCGTTCCTACATTTGGCCAATGGTATGCGCAAGGCGAGAAGTGCGCTTGCTTTGTTGGCATTCGTGCTCAGGAAAGCCTTAATCGATTCAGGACATTGGCAAGGGATAAGCCTATGTATGATGGGCGCCCATATACAACAAATGTTGTTGAAAACGTATGGAATGTTTACCCAATATACGATTGGCGCACAGAAGACATTTGGACATTTCATGGAAAATCAGAAAAGTCATACAACAAACTGTATGACCGAATGCATCAAGCTGGGTTAACTATCCATCAAATGCGCATCTGCGAGCCTTTTGGCGATGAATCAAGAAAAGGCCTTTGGCTTTATCAAGTCATAGAGCCAAGCATCTGGGCGCGTCTCGTTATGCGGGTTAATGGAGCAAACACCGGGAAGATGTATAGCAATGAGCGTGGCAATGTCATGGGCAACCATACGATCACGCTTCCTGATGGCCATACATGGCACAGCTTCGCGATGTCAATATTGAACAGCACGCCACCAAAGACAGCAGAGCACTACAAAAACAAGATTGCCGTCTACATCAAATGGTGGAAGCAGCGAGGATACCCGGATGGGATCCCCGATGCGTCTGACCTAAAGATAGAGAACGCTGGAAAGGCGCCGTCTTGGCGGCGTGTGTGCAAAACGCTTCTAAGAAACGACTATTGGTGCAAGTACCTTGGGTTCAGCCCAACAAAGACAAGCGCCTATCAAAAGTACACTGATTTGATGGCCCGAAGGCGTAAGGCCTGGGACATTTTTAGCGAGGTGCCCGTCTTGCCACCATCCCCCTAACCCCTTACAATGAACAACCCGGCGCAATGCTGGGTAAGCGAGCACACGGCGAATTTTGGCCGATAACCCGTGTGCATATCGTTAGTGCGGGCTTCTGTCCTTTGGAGAGGGCGGTGTGAGTATTCACACCCGTTTTCCGCATTGGACGGGCGGCCCAAAAACCGCCCTCCCCAATGGGCAGAAAGTCCTTAAATGGAAGTCGCAAAGATTGGCAGTCAGCCTGCCACAATGTCAAGCCTTGAAATAGCGCAACTGACCGACAAGCGACACGACAATGTGCGCCGCACGATTGAGTCATTGGCTGATAGCGGCATCATCACACTCCCTCAAGTTGAGGAAGTCTCAAATGATGGGCCGGGACCTAAAACCATCAGCGCATACCTTGTCAGCAAGAGGGATAGCTACATCATCGTAGCTCAACTATCCCCAGAGTTCACAGCCCGTCTTGTCGATAGATGGCAAGAGCTGGAAGAACAAGCCCCCGCATTCAAAATTCCCCAGACCTATGCAGCCGCGCTTCGCCTTTGTGCAGAGCAAGCAGAGGCCATAGAGACCCAGCAAGCCCAATTGCTCATAGCCGCACCCAAGGCCGCATTCGTTGATGCATACGTCGATTCAACGGGGCTGAAGGGGTTCCGCCAAGTGGCCAAGCTGATCGGCGCTAACGAGGCTCAGTTTCGGGAATTCCTGATCGACAACAAGATCATGTACCGACTCGGCGGTGAGTGGGTAGCCTATCAAAACCACATTGATGCTGGTCGGTTCAGCGTCAAGACTGGCGAGGCCAATGGCCATGCGTTCACACAGTCAAAATTCACACCTAAGGGCGTTACGTGGGTTGCCGGTGAATGGGGTAAGCACAAGGTTTCAGCAGACAAGGATGCCGAACTTTGAACTACTACCCATTCCACTTGGGTGACTATGCGGCCCATACCGCCCATTTGTCGCCGATAGAGGATCTGGCTTATCGCCGGATGCTTGACCTCTACTACCTCAAAGAATCTCCCCTTCCATGCGATTGGCGTGAGATAGCGCGCGTCATCCGTCTTAGAGACAATGGGGTAGAGATAGAGGCTGTGCTAGCTGAGTTCTTTACCCTGTCTGATCATGGATGGTCTCATGCACGTTGTGATGCTGAGATTGTCAAGATGAAGGACAAGCAAACGAAGGCTAAGGCATCCGCTGAAGCATCGGTGAACGCCCGTCGAGCGAAGGCTGAACATGCTAGCTCAGCGTCCGCTGAACGAACGCTCAACGAACGCTCAACGGACGCTGAGCTACCAACACCAACACCAACACCAACACCAACACCAACACCAACACCAACACCAAGAGCTAACGCTGTTGATGCCTCGCAAAGCTCAGCCAGCAAAAGGGGAACCCGCCTAGGTTCAGACTGGCGTCTTCCAAAACCATGGGGAGAATGGGCCCTATCCGAGTTCAAGACGTGGACCGAGGAAACCGTGAGGGTGGAGGCGGAGAAGTTCCGCGACTTCTGGCACGCCAAGGCAGGCAAAGAGGCGTCAAAGCTCGATTGGCTGGCAACATGGCGCAACTGGTGCCGGAATGCCAAGCCGTCAAACGGGTTCAATGGTGGTGGCGGGAAATACGACGGTGCAGCCGCTGCCATTTACGGGGATTGACCATGCTCAAGCCAATTGAAGCCAGTTCGATCACATCCGCCATCAATGCCGATCAAGCCCATGTTTCGGTCGATGTGATCAACAAGATATTCAAGGTGCTACACGGCAGGCATGGTCAGGTGTTTTTGTCAAAGTACAGCACCGGCCAGCGCGACGAAGACGGGAAAGACAAAGGCATCATTGCAGCGCGTCAGGTGTGGGCTCATGACCTGCGAAACCAAAGCCCGAAAGCCATCATGGCCGCGCTCGATCAAGCTGCGATTGATTACACCGAATTTCCGCCCAGTGGCCCTCAATTCCTTTTGCTGTGCAAGAACCAAGCAAGAGACTTTGATGCTGTGGAGCGCGTAGAACGGTCCAGGCTGAGGATTGAAGTATCAGGACAGTCGATTGCAGACGCCACAAAAGCATCGCGTGATGCGGCTGTAGCGCGTATCAAAGGGGCGATCATAAAAGAGCCTGTCATCGTCACAGAGTTAAGCTCCCTTGTCGCGGCCATTGCTGGCGCTGTGGCCCTTGCTGGTGGTGATGAGATTGCAGAGCTAAAACGGCTTGAGAGGATGTTTGCATGCAAGCAATGATCCTATTCCCTCGCAAACCCGGCCCATCCAAAAGCCATCATGTGCGCGAACGTGCGGCGGCTCACAAATATCTTGATCGGCTTATCGCTGGCAGACGTGTAAGTCAGCGCCTTGTGACGTGGGCGCTCAAAATGACCGGAGACATTGAATGAAAAAGGTTGCACCTATTGCACCGCATGCGGTAGAATCGTATGATGGGTACGAAGGGATGGTGAAATGCGAGGATTGCCGTAGACGGTGCGCCTTGTATGTCCCATCAATGTCCAGCAGGCCGATTCATTGTCAACAATTCAAAAGCCATGAACAAAACACAGCAGCAGGTGCTAGACATCATCAGCGCGAATCCAGGGATCACAATTTTGGTGCTGATGCGCAAGGCAGGGAAAAGTGATTCGATTGTCAAGCGAGGCTTGAGCATCCTTCTCGAATGCAAGATGATCCGATTCGAGGCAATGCCCAATCCGGGAAAGCCGGGGACACATCGGGCGTGGTTTGCAACGCCTGAGTCTGCGGACGATGCCCCGATCCGGCAGAAGGTGGTCGCGATTGGCAAGTGGAAGGCGCAGATCCCGGCT